ACGATTAATAAATTTATAGATGTATTAAAATATTTAACAGTATTAAGTAGTACTAATAAATATAAATTAATTAAAGAAACTACTCTAGATGTTGGTATGACGAGTATTACTAATAAGGATATAATCAATTACCGTATTACAATTGCTAATATAGATAACATTAACAGTATTATTAATAATGTAAAACTTAGAAAGAATCATGTAATTTTTTCATTATTGGTTAATAATATTATCAATAATTACAAAGATATAACTATCATGAAAAAGACTAAATTAGAAAAAGATATGGTAGATATTAATGAATATGATATGAGAATCCGTTTATCTGATGAAAGTGATGTATCAAAACAAGAATTAGAAACATTATTAACAATAGATGAGAATGAGAGACATAATATATTTTTCAGATTTAAGCAAAGAATTTCTGTAGTATTAAGTAGTGATGAAAAGCATGAACTCAAGATTGATTTGACTCAAATTAAACAATCTGGTAATTTGAATGATATAATGAAATCATTAGATAGATATGAATTAGAAATGGATTTATCTACATTTGGAAAAGTTGATTTAAAAAAGGTTGTTGAAACAATGAATACATATGTAGAAAAAATATATAAAAATATTATTGGATCAAATGTATTAATTAAGGCTGATGAGCAAAGGGAGATAATAAATAAATATAAGGAGTTAGTATTTAATGATAAAGAGAATACAAGTCGCGATTTAGCTGGTATGCAGGTAGCATCATTAGAAATTAAACATTTAGTAGATATACTACCAAATAAATATAGTGTAACTGATAAGGCTGATGGAGTGAGATATTTCTTATTTATAGTAGATGAAATTGTATATTTGATATCAAATAATTTAGCAGTTATTAAAACAGATCATAAAGTAGCTACCAAATATAATAATACATTAATTGATGGTGAATTATTATATATTGGAAAATATAAGAAGTATGTATTTTTAGCATTTGACATATTATTTGATAAAGGCGTAGATGTTCGTGACAAAATAAAATTATTAGAAAGATATAATTTATTATCAGAGAATGTTCAAACAATATTTGGTTCCAAGTTAGAAAATAAGCCATATACTGGCGAGTTTGATGTAACAAAAGTTAGCGAATATTATGCGAAACAAGTTAAAGTATATATGGATGATTTAAATAAGAGTTTAAAGAGTGACAAGTCTATTTTTATAATTAAGTATAAGTTTTTTGCTTTTCCATTAGGAGGCAATGGATGTGAAATATTTAATTATTCAAATAGATTATGGGAGTTAATCACAAAAGAATTAGATTGTCCATATACATTAGATGGAATGATTATGACTCCATTAGAGCAAAAATATACTAAGAATGTGAGAGAGCAAAAATTTAAGAATTTAAAATGGAAGCCAAAAGAGATGAATTCCATTGATTTTTATCTAGAATATGAAAAAAATGCTCAAAATGAAATATTAGATGTATTTGATGATATTGGAGCTAAAGGAGAGAAAGAAGAGACTTTAGATACTGTAGAAAAAGAATTAACAACTACAAAAAATAGTAAAATTAGTGGTAAAGTATATAGAATTGCTAATTTATTTGTTGGTAAAATAAAAAATGGTGTTGAATATCCTGTCCTTTTTCACAAAGATAAGATGGGTTATTTAGCACACATATATATAACTGATAAGGAGCCTAGAGATATAGAGGGTAATATAATACAGGATAAAACTGTAGTAGAATTTGCGTATAATAATGATCCATTAGTCAATGAAGCAGATCGTTGGATACCATTAAGAACCCGTTTTGATAAAACTGAGATGGTTAATAAATATAAGAAGAAGTATGGAAATAACGATGAGATTGCTGAAAAAGTTTGGAGATCTATATTAATGCCTATTGATATCAGTGATTTACAAATATTAGGTAATCCCAAAACTTATGAAAATCATTTAGTAACAATGAGAGGAAAGATTGATGTAAGATTAATTGAAACATCTAGAAGTGAAGATGTATATTATCAATTAAAGACTGATTTAGCATCCCCTCAAAGAGATTTTCACAATTGGATTAAGTCAGTATTAATATACAATTATTGTTCAAAAGATATAAATAATGAAAAACAAATTGTGCTAGATATAGGTATTGGTAGAGGTGGAGATATTATGAAATACTATAGTGCGAAAGTTGGTGAATTAGTGGGTATTGATCCAGATAATAATGGAATAAATTCGGCAACAGATGGAGCATATAGCAGATATAATAATATGAAAAGAAAATTTCCTGGATTTACAAAGATGACATTTATGGTTGCTGATGCTGGTATTAAATTAAATTTAAATGATCAGTCTAAAGTAGCTAATGCGATGGATGATAAAAATAAGCAATATATTAATACAATTTTTGGAGAGACTGAGAAAGACAAATCTATGAAATTTGATATTATATCATCACAATTTGCGCTACATTACTTATTTAAAGATGACAATACATTTAACAACCTATGTGAAAATGTAAATAAATTATTAAAGCCAAATGGTTATTTTGTAATAACAACCATGGATGGTGATCTAGTTCATAAAGAATTAGAAAAGAAGAATGGATTAATAGAATCATATTATACTAATAAGGAGGGAACAAAAAAGAAATTCTTTCATGTTCAAGCCCGCTATGATTTAAAATCTAATATTAATAAAACTGGTATAGCGATTGATTTTTACAATTCATGTTTTCAGGAGGAGGGTAATTCAATGGTGGAATATTTGATTAGTAAGAAATTCATAACTGAACAATTTAAGAAGAAATGTAATTTAGAACTAGTAGAATCTGAAAATTTTGAAAATATTTATAATACATTTAAACCATTTTTAATGGGTACATCTAAATTTGAAGAAAACTTAAATACCCGTGAATATTTTGGTAAAGTTGCTAAATTTTATAATTTAAACGATGAAATAAATAAAGCGTCATTTGAATTATCAAGATTAAATAAATTATATGTATTTCAAAAGAGATAGATTCGTCAATTAGTTAAAAAAATTGATATATTGATATTATATTCTAATATAATACTAATAATTAACAATGAGCAAAATACACATCAAAAGAAGCGTTGATTCTATTTACTTAGGCGAAGAGCCTATTCCAGATACCAAATATTATGGAAAAATCTATAATAATGATGGCACATCATATCAAGGATATTTTATGAATGGATTAAAACATGGATTTGGTCATACACAAGAAAATCAAAATTATAACGAAGGATATTATCGTGAAGATAAATTAAGTGGAGAAGCAATTTCATACACTAGGGGTAAAGGATATGTTCTTGGTTTTTATCAGAATGGTAATTTAAATGGTGAAAGTATTTCTTATGATGAAAAATGTACTTTAATTAATAAAGGTATGTATAAAGATGGTAAATCATGTTTGCCTACATATGAAACTATATATAAAACAGTTAATGGAGTAAAACAAAAAGTGTATGAAGGATTTATATTTAATGATGAATATAATGGTTTTGGAAAGTTATATGAAAATAATCGTGTATATATTGGAAATATGACAACAGGAAAAAAAGATGGCAAGTTTTTAGTATGTTATTTAGATGGTTCATTATTATATAGCCCACAAACTAATTTAGAAGTTATAATAGATATAGATAAGGTAAATCGGGATAACTTTTATAATTACAAGAATACAATTTTATATACAAATGATATCTATGATGATGATCATAAAATTGTATATAAACAAAATAATATTATTAAATATATTGGAAAATTTAATACAAATATGGAATTTCATGATGATAGTGGATGTTATTATGATTTAATGGGTAATACTTATATAGGACACTTTGAAAATGGTAATTTAGTAAGTGGAACATATAACTTTATGAATGGAAGATATAAAGGAGAATTTAAGAATTTTGTCCCAAATGGAAATGGTGTAATTGAATTTAAAAGTGGTAATAAATTTGAAAGTATATTTAATAATGGTATATCTAATATATCTGACTATAAATTTAAGTATAATGGATGTGAAGCAGTAATAAAATGTGCTATTATTTTAAAGAATGGGATAATTCAGTTTGAAACAAATTCTCAAACTTATTTTAGGTTAGATTCACAAAATACTTATATTGGCGATATTAAGATTAATTTGGTTGGCCAATTAGAAAATCAAATTATTAAAATATCATTCAAAAATGGAAAACATTATATAAATAATATTCTAATATATGAAGGTGAATTTGCTAATTTTACATATAATGGATCCGGAATGAAGTATCATCCAAATGGTAATATTCAAATGACTGGACAATTTAATAATGGAGAAGCAATACGATGTGAATATTATGATGATACTGGAAATTTAATTTTTTCAGATCTAAATGATTAATCTAATGTAAAATTCCTTAATTTATTAATCTGAAATAATGTCATTACTTTCTAATGAATTTAATATTTTTAATATTAATTCATAAGTTGGAATATCATCATAGTTCAAATATTCGCTTTCTTTTGGAGGATCATCGTGTAGATAGCCTTTTATTTTTAAAGATTTTAAAAAATTATAAGTAGATCTTGTATTAATTTTAATATTTAAATTTGGAAAAATTGTAGTATCTTTGTATGTAAATTCTTTCTTGTTAAATTTTATATCTAAGTTAGATATGATGTCCCATAGTCCGCCGATTGAAAATTTATCATAATTATTTTTTTCTAAATCACCTGATAATTTATAACTTGGTTTATATGTTGACATAGAATCAATTTTTTGATTTACATTTAAAATAGTATATGTATCATAATCTATTATAATTGGACTCATTTCATTATTATATTCCCATCCAACATTTGCTATCTTTAGATCAGACCAATATAAATTTTCTAATACAAATATGTATAATATCTTAACTATATTTTTTAGATATTTAAATTTTTGTTTATTAGATAATACCCTATAATTAGTATTATATTTTTTTGTAATAATATAATCCCATGGTTTGTTTATATCATAAATTTTATTATCTAATTTCATATTTCCATAATAATAAATTTTTATTAAATATTCTTTAAATTTTTCATATTCTTTAATTATTTTTGGTTTATCGTACATGTGAATAAAATCTTTTTGAGCAGTATAGCATCTTAATATATATTTAACATTTTTTTTAACTGTTTTTGTAATATTATCAAATTTATTAATTTCATAAACCGCGGTATATGATCCACTAGCTAATAATGGTATATTTGAAATCTCTGCTGATTCTGTATTAAATGTCATTAATATTTCATTTTTAGGATTAACAATTACTAATTTATTTTTATTATGTTTCCAAAATTTATTTATTGGAATGTATATATCACTACTCACTCCACCATAATAACTATGATTTGGACTTATAATGTTTAAATCAATTTTAATATTTTCTGGAAAATCCAAATTTATATTATCTTTTAGTAACTCATGTAATTTAATATTAGAATTAATTGATTTATTTTGATTAATTAGGTCTGTTAATTTATACAATAATTTAATTTTTTCACTAATTGTCGATTCTATTTCATTATTATTATTTAAATTATCAAGTATAATTTGTTCATCTGCTGTTATTAATAACTCCATATAAAATTGAAATATAATATATTTATATAAAAAATAATTAATATATAATATATAATAATGTATAAGCCATTTATATTTCAATTACCATCTTCAAAAAGTGAATTTATATCAGTTTCGGATATTGAATATTCAACATCAAAAAATTATGCTCATCCATTATTTAAATATGGATTTCACTATTTTATGAATCAAACAAAAGATAAATTAATAATTTTGAATAATCCGGATTTAAAAGGAAAAACATTTTATAATATTGTTGAAAATTTTGATGATAATATACCAAATTGGGAAGAAAGTATTTCAAATATTAATAAAAAATATCTTGGTAATTCAGTAAGTGCTCGTTATTTAGAATTATGGGAAATATTATCTATGTTTAGTTTAACAGGTAACTTATATATAAATGATGAAGATTATGATGATATTATAAAGACATTTTATAATAAATCTGGATTAAAATATAAGGCATTAGATAATTTTAATAAATCAGATATTTATATAAATATTAATGAAATTAAAATTGATATTAAATATCTAGAACCCGAACATTTTACAAATATAATTGAATCTATTATTGAAATATCGGAAGGATTAAATAAAGGAGGCAGCTGTATTATTAGAATATATGATACTTACACCGAAGTAAGTATTAAATTACTTAAATTATTATCTGAAATGTTTGAAGAAACATATATTTATAAACCATATATAACTCATGGACGTGATTCAACTAAGTATATAATTGGTTTAAAACATAAACAGAATTTTAAACATTCAAAAAAATTAAATGAAATTCTTAAAGTTATTAAAACTGAAAAGATAAATGATATATATTATAATCATGAAATATCAAATGATTTTGTATTTGTTATTAAATATATGAATATTGAATTAGGTAATCATGAACATAAAATGATTAATATTTTAGTTGATTATATTAAAAAATCAAATTATTTTGGAGATGTTTATCATTTATCACTAGAAAATCAAAAGAAAAATTCAGAATATTGGATTAATACATTTTATTCTAAAGATTCTAAAGATTATAAAAAATCACACGAAACATTAAATACTTTAATTGTTAATACAATTAAAGAGAATAATAAAAATATGATTGAAATGTTCAATTTATTAGTTTAATAATTAATTTATTCAAGATCTGGATTTGTTAAATCAGATAATGGAACTGAAAATACATTTGGATTTACATTAGCAGATTGTTCTTTAGGTTGAGGGTTTGCAGCAGCAGCATTCATTGCTGGATATACATAGACATTTGCTAATTCACCACCAAGATTCATTTCAACCTCTTTTTGAGTTAATTCTCCATCATTAATTTTCTGAATATTATCTAACATTTTATATAAAAATGTTAAATCATCACCCATTATAATTTTTCTAAATAAAAAAGGATGATCAGATGCGAATTCTGGAAATATATCTCTTAATGAAAATTCATATTGTAATTTATCTTCTAATTTTAAATCTTTATAATAATCTAATTCAGTAAATTTAGAAATTTCAGCAATATACTTGCGAATTAAGACAGGATCTTCAAAAGTCATGATTTTATAATACTATATTATAATATTTATTTCTTATATAAACTTATTTTAAATTTTTTCTTAAATTAATGTCTCATTTTTTTAATATATTTACGAATTGATCTTGATAATAAATATTTAGAAGGAACAACATTGCTAATTATATTTATAATTAATGCTAGTAAATCGGTAATAAATACTATATATAATATATTTTTATACAATTTATTTTCAAATAAATTAATTAATAAATATAATATTATATAAAAACTCATACTAATTAAATAAATTTTAGTATTGTTTAATACCACTACTAATATCTCTTTTTCATCCTTATTATAAAAAAAATTATATACTATATTTAAAATCATCTTTTAATATCTTAATATATTAATTTATATATTAAGATTATAATTTATACTTATTAAATTAATCTTCATCAGATTCTAATTCATCGACATAATTCATATTTGTATAATCTATTAAATTCTCACTAATTTTATTATCCTTTTCACTATCACTATTATGAGTTAAATCTTCATTTTCAACCTTCATCGGTTCAACCTTTTTAGACTCAACTTTTTTAGGCTCAATTTTTTTATTCTCATTAAGATTATCATTAATTTTAGATTGTTGAACATCTTTAACTTCTAATATATTTTTTATAATAAATATTTCTGTAATTATTCTATCATTTATTAAACGATTTTTATCATTATTATAACTAAAAGTTTTATTAGGAATAAATCCAATTGGAATTATATATTCTTTAATTAATAATTCCTCTAAATTTTTATCAAAATAATTAAATATTAATTTATCTTGATTTATTAATAATTTATAATATTCAACACCTGTCGCTGGATCAGATTCAACTTTAAATATAATTGTATTTCTATATTTATTATATTTTTCTGAAAAATAATATGCTTTTAATATATTATTTTCATGGATTAATATATTTATATCAAAAATAAATGATAATATTAATATAATATCCGGAGTTAGTTCATTATTTTTTATACTACTTATTATTTTCGGCTTGTTTATTATTAATTGAGTATCTTGAATGTAATTAATTATATCATCTACCACAGTATATATATAATTCTTTTTATTAGATAATGTATTTACATCATAGTTACTATCAATTACAAACATTAATAAATCTATAAAATCATTAAATGATTGCCCACATTTCTCATCAGATAATTGAAATAATTCTAAAATATTTGAGCGAGATTTTGTAGCAATAATTGATTTATCTTTAAAGAAATCAATTATATATTTAAGAGATATTTGCGGCATTTCTAGTTATTAATATATATTATTCTTATTTATCTATATTAATACTTATATTTATCAATTTTTAATTCTAACAAATATTTTACCAATTTATATTTTATTAGCATATATTTAATTAAAAAAATTGATATTTATATTATCTATTCTAATGCTTTTATTATTATAACAGAATAAAATGGCTCAAGCATTAAGATTTGTAATGGCTCAATATAAAAATTATAATAAGGATCCACTTGATGGGTTTTTTTGTTCCCCACGCGAAGATCCCTTTAAATGGGATTTTACTTTACTTGGAATGCATAATACTCCTTTTGAGGGAAGTGTAATATATGGAGTAATTATATTTCCTCATACATTTCCAATAGATCCACCAAAAATACAATTTACTAGTAAGGTATATAATCCAAATGTCGGAACAGATGGTTTCCTCTGTATGTCTACATTACATGATCAAAGAACTGATAATTTTTATGATAAAGCAGATGAAAAATGGAATCCTGCGAATACTATTCAATCAATTATTTTAAGTATGATGTTAATTTTACAAGAACCTAATTTAGAATCTCCAGCAAATATTGATGCTGCTAAAGAATTAAGAGAAAATAAAATTAGTTATTTACGTAAGGTTCGACAATTTTTAAAGTAACTTTAATTAGTCGTAATAAGATTAATAAAAAATTGATTTTTATTTATATTTAATATCTACTATATAGGTTTTATAAATAGAGTAAAATGACAGCAAATAAAATGGCAGTTAAGCGTATAATGGACGAATATAAGGATATTAATCACAATGATTATGGTATGTCAGCACACATGAATGAAGACAACATGACTAATTGGACAATTATATTTTTTGGTCCATCAGAAACATGTTATGAAGGAGGATTATTTAAATTAAAGGTAGAATTTGTAGATAAATATCCATTTGAACCACCTAAATGTCAATTTATTACAAAGATGTATCATCCAAATATTGATATGAGTGGCAGAATCTGCTTAGATGTATTAAAAAGTAATTGGAGTCCAGCTTTGTCAGTAGCAAAATTAGTTCTTTCAATTATATCTTTATTAACTGATCCTAATCCAGCAAGCCCCTTAAATGGTGAAGCAGCTCAATTATATACGAATAAGAAAGATGAATATAATAATAAGATTAAAGAGTATGCTCAAAAATATGCGATTATGTAATTATATTTTTTTATAAATTAAATTTTATAAAAAAATATAGTTATCATATTATATACTATAACAATGTCTAATTACAAGTATAGAACTTCAGAGCTTATTTCTTCATCATTTGAGGAACCATCGTATATGACAACAAAAATACCATCACATAAGAAAGATGGAAAAAAAGTTAAAATTTTAAAATGTCCCGATGAAAAATCTACACAAACATTTGAGGATATTATTAATGAATTTATATCAGAAAACATTAATAAAATCGAACTAATAGATATTAAATATGCTGAAACATCATGTTTAATTATTTACAGAGTATTATAATAATAGTTATAAATTTATTTAGTAATATCAATATTTGTATTATCATTGACAAACTTAATTAAATCTGTTAATGTTCTATTACCATTATAGGTAATAAATTTTCTTGATTTAGGTTCGGATAAGAGTATAGTAGGAAATCCTTCAACATTAAATGATTTTACAGCACTGGCGTTATTATCAGCATTTAATTTAACAATATTTATTTTTTCTTTATTAACAGCACTAGAAAATTTATCAAATGTTGGCATTAATCTCACACAGTGTCCGCACCAATCTGCGTGAAATAACATTAAGGTTGGATTATGTAAATTATATTTCATTATATAATATATATGAATAAAAAAAGTATAGATAAAATTGAAATAATGACCTTAGATTTTAATTATTTATCGTTTTTAAAAGATATCTATAATATCAAAAATTTAAATGATTTTATGAGTTTTATAACAAATGATATACAAAAAAAAGAAGAAAGTATATACATATATGATAGATTATTGGAATATGGTTGGTATGTATTTATAGATGAAATTATTATAAATAAAAATACATTTATAAATTTTTATATACAAATAATTAAAAAAATATATAATAAACAGATATCTTTTGAAAAATTTGAAACAATTTACAATGATAACATTAAATTATATTTAAAAGAGAAAAATAATTTAAATTATCATAAAATTATTTTAAATACTATATAATATAGTATGTCTTATATTGTAAGTTCTTCTCCATATTCAAGTTATATTGCTTCTCCTACATTCGTAACTAGCGATGTAGTTGTATCAGTTGAAACCAAGCCCGTAAAGAGTGAAATTATTGAAGTAGCATCTCTTCCTGTAACTAATTATTTCTTACCAACTAGTTTATATATTTCATCTGATCCTTATTATTATCCTAGACCTGTATTTAGCAATGTATCTTATTTAGATGTAAATTCTGACAAAGATTTACAAAAGAAAGTTACTGGTAAATTCTTTTCTCGTTTATACAATAAATGGGTTCCAGAATTATATTCTAGATTATTAGATTACGTAAAGTTATATGAAAAAGATGTGTCTTTAGTTAAATCAGCAAATGAAGTCAAAAATAATAAAACAAAAGAAGATGAATTTGAAGAAAAAATAAACTACTTAGCTGATTATATAATGACAAAAAAAGATGTCTTCAATGAATTATATTATTATGCCGAACAAAAAGGAATAAATTGGTGGAATTTAAATTCATATGCTGATGATATTGAATTATATTTAATAAAAAAATTAGAACAACGTCTTAAAGACATGATCTTAGAATAATCTATCACTAGATTTGATAACTAAAATAATTTAATTAATTATTTTATTTATTGCGATTATATAACATATGATATATAAAATACATTACAATCATACCAATTACACCCCACATTATTAATCTTAAATCAGATATAGATATAGGTAGCTTCTTTAATAAACTAATACATATATTATCATCTTTTTTTTCATTTTCTTTATTAGTTCCTCCTTGGTCAAAATTTTCAATATTACACTTACAGTTTTCTTGAATTTTTAATGTATTACATTTACCCTCTGCTTTAATTATTTGTGTGGATTCCATCTTAATATATTATACTATATATATTTATAATCTAAAATAAATTTATTATTTATAAATTTATATAAATTAATATAATTTTTCCAAATTACTAAGTAATTTAGAAATCATGATTCAATGATACAAAAAAAAATTTATTATTACATCATCATATTTGATATATATTTTCAAATTAATATAAAAATAGTTAAAACGAAATTTGTTCTATAGAAAAAAAATAAAAAAAATAAAAAATTTTTATTTTTTTCTTGAATTTTATTTTTTGATTTTTTATTTTTTACAACTTTTTTTTTCTATAAAATGAATTTCGTTTTAACTATTCAAGTAATTTCGAAAGTTAAGGTGATCTTTTTTTTAAAAATAACTTAATTTAGTATAAACTTATATCAAAAATATATTTCTTTTTTATTTAGCAATTTGGAAAATATCTCACAGCATAGTATATACGAGATTACAAATTTTTATCAAAAAAATATATCAATATAAGATGTTATATCATCCTTTCGTTTTAACTTCGAAATTACTATATTTTTAACAGTAATTTCGAAAGATAACTTTCGATTTTACTAAACATTTTAGAAATATATCTTATTAGATGATAAATATTAAGTATAAAAATTAATAAGTCGTGTAATTATTTGTAATATGATGTCGTAAATTGCTAATTTAAAGAGAAATATATTATAGATTATATATATAAAATGGAATCATTTAAATGTAATAAATGTAGTTTATCATTTTCGAATAAACAAATATTAGAAAGACACCAAAATAAAAAAAAAGAATGTAATATAGTAACAAAATTTAAATGTGAAAAATGTGGTAAATACTTTGCTCAAAAGAAAAATCTCACTAAACATAATGAAACTACGAATTGTCTTAAACATATTGATTCTAGTAAAACTGTAAATAATAAAAATGAATTAGCATTATTAGAAATAATAAATTCTGATATGAAAATAGAATCAAAAATAAAATTAATTAAAATAATTAATGTTAATTTAACCGATGAAAATATTACAGAAATATTAAATAATAATATATCTGTCGATACTAAAATTATATTATTAAATACACAAAATACACCTACAAATATTACAAATAATACAATAAATTATAATTTTAATAATTTTGGAAATGAAAATATAGAATATTTAAACGATAACTTTTTAACTAAACTAATTAATAACAATTTTGGTGAGAGTATATTTTTACAATTATCAAATGAAATATACTTAAATGAGGTTCATCCTGAAAATCAAACTATTAAAATTGATAATTTAAATAATAAATTTTGTAAAATAAAAGAAAATAATAAATGGATTACAACTTGTAAGGATACTGCTTTAAAAAAGATTTTTGATAAAGTAAGTTCTATCGTAGAATCATGTTTACATGATAATAAGGATTCTATTCCTGAGCAAAAAATTAATATTATTAACGGATATATTGAAAAAGATTTTAAAGATGAACTAGTCGTAGAAGCCGTAAAAAAATTAGCTTTTAATATATATAATTTTTATAATAGTATAATTTAATTTATTTTTTAAACAAATAACTTAATAATATATAAGTAAGAACACCAACAAATATTGTCATTATTATTAATCTTGTATTGTTATTAGCTGTAGATTTCTTTTTAATTACTTTAGCTTCTTTTACAACAATTGGTTTTTCTTTTATTATATCTTTTTTAGATAAACCTCTTAATGAAGGATATGTGATTACTTCTATTTTCAATGGTTGTAATTTAGGTGTAGCCATTGGTGGAAAAGAATCAAATGATTTTGATTTAATATTTAATGGTATAATTTCATTTGTTTTAGGTAATTCAGGTAATACTGTATTTAATACTGGTTCAACTCTATTACTCATTATATATTCTATATATAATTAATAATATAAAATTAATAAAAATTGAAATATTTATTTATACTAAAACCGTTAAAATGTTTCTATTACACGCAACATGTCTTCCGCATCAGCTATTGCCTTGGCACCTGCTTTGGCCCCAGCTCCTTCTTCCGCACCTGTTTCGGATGAAGAACGCACCTATTTGCGCCTTTGTGCTGCTTACAACGAGAAGGAGGTTCTTTCTTTAATTTTTGGTGGGATTAAGTGTGTTTTTGTTCGTGAGATTCCAAGTGATTTGACGCAGAGGATGAGGGAGATTGTTCTTGCCTACGTTAAATGCCGAATGTGCGCGAATGCTGCGTCAACTTTGATTCAGTACAGCACCCTAGACGGCAGTCCTTTGTTTTTTACTGAAGAGCTTTTGAAATTTATTGCTGAGGGTGATCCGTCTTTTTCGTTTTACAAGGATATGATTGAAATCACCAAAGAAGCGGTTAAGTGTCCGATTGTTAATTTGGAAATTGTTACTCCTGCCATGATTGGGTCAAAAACTTCTGGAGGATTTAATCACTGGTCTCCAAACCTCACATCAGTAACTTCACTCAATGGGAGGAATATGCCGTTTTACCAAGCCGCAATTGATCGCTATATTAAGGATCCGATGCTTGAACGTTTAATCAGCAATCTGTTGACCCAAGAGGGAGGCATTGACGGAGCAATTGCTTCGCTTAGTTTAATGGACGCGTGCTGCAAGAAAGCGCCTTACGGTGATACTTTCTTGGGAACCGTGAACTGGTTGCTAGAATTTTTAACTGTTTTGAAGACCAGATTTGGTGGAAGGTCTTTGGATCAGATTTCTCCCATTGAGAAATTTACGCTTCTTGGACAGTTGCTTTTTAAGGGACGCCTCACACTTGATTTTCATGGAACAACCTGCACCTCATTCCATCAGGCAAATAACAATGTGGTTGATTTAATGCAAACCGCAAAGTCTGAGAAAGGAATGATTACGCAACTCGCCGAGCGCCTTGACCCGACCAAGTATTTGCGGCGGGTCAAGGAGATCTCAGATAAACAGATTGATCAGACAATGAATATTTTGGGTGATTTTGAGCACCGTATGATGACGCATGAGAAGGTTGCGACTCTTCCGAGCGTTGTAGTTCTTACCGAGAAAAAGATTTCATCTCTTTCTGCTTTTGAAAAAATGAAAAAAAGCGCAAGCGGAGGCGGTGGTGGTGGTGGCTTTGCCGCCCGCTGTGGCAAGAGCAATCTCACAGACACCACTACTAAAATTAAGACGGTTGAGGAGCTTTGTGCCTTTTTGCGTGTGCACCCTGATACCGTGCTTGAAATTCAGGTGGAAAACGCTTCTCCTTTGAAACTTGTTGATTCTACCTTGATCGGCAAGACTGATGACGAGGGTGTTCCTCTTTTAAAAGTGCCAATTGTGTGGGGATTTTCTCATAGCAGTGTCCTTCAAGTTTACAAGTTAGCTGGATATCAGAAGGTTTCACATGTCTTGCCTATGTGGGGTTCTGAATTCGGTAAATACCAAAATGTCTACTTTGGTATTAGGGGAATTAAGGTACCGTCTGCTAACTTTCCCGGCGTATGTACTGTTCCAGATTTTCTCAGTGACAAATATCTACGTGTTCTTGGCCCAACATTTGAAAAGCTGCATAACACTATGGAAATGGTTATTCCGGATGGCTCCCTTGCCTATGGGATTGGTAGTTCTGCTTCTGACCGAGACCACACTCTTAGGAAAATGTTGAACTTGAAAGTCGACGGCGTTCCCTTACTGCTAACTAAGCTTCGCTAACGTCAGTAAAGAGATTAAATTAAAAAATATATTTTTTAATTTAATTAATTATTCTACATTTGTATTACATTAACTTTTTTATATCCTATATCAGTTGGATTCCAAAATTTGTTTTGCTTCATTCTTTCTATTTTTTCTGCTGATGTTTTTTGATAATTAAAATGAATTATAGTTGCTTCTTTAGATTGAATTTTTTTATTAAAATATATATTTCCATTTGGATATAAATATTCCTCTAATAATGTTGGACTATATCTATTCATCTCAAAAGCTTTATTTATTGCTGTCTGATCTTCTCTTGCTTTATTTTCTTTCATCAGTTTTAAAGCATCTTTTAAAATCTTTAATACTAATTCAGATCTTCTTATTAAAAAAAATCCAGTACATGCTGACCATTGATCATCTTGTATTAAAAATGGAACCACCATACGTGATAATAAATCATTTATGGGATTCTTTAAAAATACAATATCATTATCTACCCATAATATCATATCATGATCCTCAATTGCTTTAATAATAACTTGTAATTTTAGCATTGTAATTGGTGTAAAATTAGAATTATCAAAACCCGTTGCTTCATTTAATTTATCAGGAGGTGTCATATAAACGTCAAATAATTTCATATCTATTCCATTATCATCAGCTGATCTTAACATATTTTTTAACATATCCAATTGACCTAAATTAGTCATAGCTATTATACGAAAATCTAATTTATCATTATTTATATTCTTCACAGTTTTATCTGATGTTTTATCGATTTTAATATTGATATAAGTGCTAATATTGTCCAAGTTATTATCATTATAATATTTTAATAATTTATCATTATATGGTTTTCTTTCATTTTCTGCTTTAAATTGTCCAATATTAAACCCAATTTGTAATAATCTTATTAACGATCCTTCTGTATTTTTATGTATAATTTTTCCATGTTGTAATAAAAAATGATGTCTTTCCCATTCAGTATGAGATAATCCAGAATTATCAGAAGTTTCTGTTGAAACTACACCTAATTTAATAAAATCATTATATATTTTATATGTATTATTTTTCCATTCAATACTGTAGTCAGGAAATATTTCTTTAACTAGATTCCATCTTTTTAAACCATTTAAATTACTTATTCGTGTTCTATATCCATATTTAATTATAGATTCCCATAAATTTAATATTAATAAATCCATATATTTGTTTATAAAATTAATTTGAAATAATTTATTATAATATAATAATAAATGGATTGGAATAAGTTTTTAATAACAAGAGCTAATGATGATTTAAGCCAATACAATGATTACGATACTATAATAAAAAATGATAAACATTTAATTGTCAATATTAAAGATGGAAAAATAAAATATGATAAATTATATCATGATAAATTTAATATTTTTGAACCGAGACAAAAATTTATTGAAAAGATATTTAATAAGTTAGATTTAACTGATTTACAAGATTGTCGTATTCCAATTAATATGTATGATTCATATGAATGGAATTCTAAAAATTTTTCATTTGTATGGTCAAAACCTTTCAATAAACCAGGATTATTATTTCCATATTTAGCGTTTGATAATTGGGAATCAACAGTAAAAAAATTTGATGATAATTTTATTCCTTTTTCTAATCGTTCAAACGAACCATATTTTTATGGACAAGATTCTACCTCAAATAGATCAAATATACGAGACCTTTTACAAAAATTATATCCAAATAATATTACTTTAAATAATCCAATTGTTCAACCTGTTACCAATTTAATGAAATATAAGATAGCATATGATATACCAGGAGCTAGACCTTGGTCTGTTCGTTCAGCATATATAGGATTAAGTGGTTCTGTATCACTAAGAATAATTCAATATAATCCTAGATGGAATGAAAAAACATGGATTCAATTTTATGAAGATATTAATGATATAGAAGGAATAGAAATAGCGAATAATTATGATAAGCCATTATCACCTGATATAATTAATAATTTAAAACCAATTATAGATAAACAAATAAAAAGATCATTAAAAGAGGATGAAGAGCAAAAAGCTGATTTGATTCGAAATAAAATGAGAGAATTAAAAACAGATCATATTTTAAATTATATTAAACATATAATAAATTATATTGGTAATAAACAAAATATTTAAAATTATTATATATATAATTATATGTCTGTCTTCAAAGAATGGAAAGAATGGGAAAAATATATAATATATTTAACGTCTCATCCAATAAATATATTAGAAATTGGTATTGGAAATGGAGAAAGTATGAAAAAAATAGTAGATTTATTTATTACAAATAATAATAAATCAAAATATTATGGTATTGATGAGTGGAATACATATGGAATAAAATCAAAGGAAATAGAAAAACAAGCTAATAATAATTTATTAAAATTAAAAAAATATAAAACCAATATCAGTTTAATAAAAAGAGATCCGGTTAATGTCTTAAAAAAATTCATGAGTAAAAATCTTTATTTTGATTTTATTATAATTAATTCACAAGTATACAATAAAGAAATATTATACTATTCTGTATTAGCAATTGAATTATTAAGTGTTCATGGATATCTTCTTTTTAATAATTATATTCGTCTTGATGCTTTTTCAATAAAAGATAGTATTGACTCAATAATTTCAATTTATAAAGATACACTAGAAATTTTATATGTTGGGAATCAAATTTTATTACAAAAATATCAGAAAGATGCTAAAGAAATTATTAAAGTTATAAATGATTTTAATTTTATTATAGATAAATATTGGGTAATTACTAAAAAAATGTTATCTAATACACTTGTAAATTCAAAAGAATTACCAGAATTAAAACCATTATATTCTGAGTATGAAGAAAAAAAAGTACAAGAAAATTCAATTTTTAAAAAACTGAATCTTGAATATATATTATATAAATATTCATCACTCGATAATATAAAAAATATATTATTAAAAAAATTAAAGAGTTTAAAATTACCAAAAATTCAATATGATATTTTGTATGAAGAAATTTCAAGTTCATTAAATCATTATGCTGTTTTTAATCTTATAACAAGAGAATATTTTTATATGGATCAAAAACAATTTACAAAATTAACAATTAATAATGATTCAATAAATGTTATAAAGAAAAAAAATAAGTACATTAATAGTGATTTTATCAATTTAGATATTACTTCATATAAAGATACATTGGAAATAGCTGAAAAATATAGTAAAAAATATTCTAAATTTACAGCAAAATCAATTCTAAAGTATCCAGATTTTAGTAATCAATATAATAATTTAATATTTCAGACTTTATTATTAAGACATGTATTAGAGCCAAATGGAGTGTTTGTTATAGTTATTGAAAATAGTAATACTTTTATAAATGACTTTTTAATATTATTAAATAATATCTTTAAAAATGTGTATATTTATTTTCTTTCAAATAAAATTGGCAGGATGACAATAAGAATTAATTCAATCGGATTTTTAGGTATTAATTCGGAATTATATACTAAATTGAGTGATGTTTTATTTTATTCACAAAAGAATAATTTAGAAATTTCTTCTTTATTTAATTCAAATATAAAACTGTATGATGATAGTATTTATAAAAAAGATATAGATGATTTATATATTGAAATAAATTCTTATATTGAAATTAATAGAGATATTTTAACAAAAAATATTGATAAAATACTAAATCATCAAAAACAAAGAACAATTAATGACTTTACTACTTTTTTGAAAGAAAAAAAAGAAATTTAACATCAGAATGATCTAAATACTAAATTCATTATCAATCATTAAATCTTCTAATTGTTCTGTAATAGTTTCATAATCTAAAATACGTTCATCTATATAAAATTTAAAAAATTTATTTAAGTCTTTTTCTTCTAAGAATTTTTTAAAATGTAAAACAGATAATAAACATTCAAATGCTGAATGATGAAAACATCCATTTAAAAATATAGTTGATAACATAAAATAGATATTTAAATTTAGACCAAGTAAGTGAAATATTATTAAACTTCTCCATAAAGATCCAGATATACCTGTGGCTAAATCATATCCATGTTTATTAGCTAAATCTATAATTTTTCCAGAATGTAAATAATCTGTTGATATTCCAGATTTCCATCCTATATTATCATATAAATTTGGTTCGACGTATGGCGTTTCATTACCATGAATAAAACTTTTTTCTCTGATTGATAGTGGAAAGCCTAGTCTATTAATTTGATTATGATCTATTGTTAATGGTACTTGTTCTTCTTCTAAAAGTTTATAAACTTTATTAAAATAAACATTGCTACATACATTTAATTTATTACAAAAGATATTAATAATATTTATTTTGTCTAATCTTTCATTTAATCTTTTATATTTTCTAAAAAATAAATATAATTCTTTATCTTTTTCTTCGATTTGTAGTAAATTTTCATTTGAATATAAATCATCAACTTTTAATTTAAATATATTTTCTGCTTTTAATAATAAATCTAAAAATATAGATCTACTAGTGTTTTGATAATTATTACAATTAATACAACAATAAAATAATTCCATTAATTCTCTAAAATTTAATTCATTTAAATTTTGATATTCTATAAAATATTTTTCTTCAAAATTAAATGCTCCTGGAGAGCCTTTAATCATATTATTTTTAATTTTTAAAATAATATATTCATCTGTTATATTACATCCATTACTACTTATTAATTTAAGCAATGATTTTAATATATTAAATAATTTTATTATTAGATTTTTTGCGCCATCTTTCATGCGGGGATTAGCTTGTAATCTTGTACTAATTTCGATTCTACATTTTGAAGAATTATTATTTCCACTATTTATTGGTTTATCTATTTGATTCCACCAGATAGTTGGACTTTCTCTTTCACCAGTGTGATATATAATAATAGTTTTACCATTCTTTAAATTTAGACGAATATTACTTAAAGTCACAATATTCTGTAAGTTATTTGTTCTATTCCTAATTTTTTCATATACATTATAAATATCTGTTTGTAGTGTGATTTTACCATATATTAGTAGATTTCTATCTATTGGTTCTCTTAAATATCTATCTAGTCTATCAATTGGAACTTTAATTAAATTTTCATCTCTATTTGAATTAATATTCGAAATAGTCGCAATTTTACAATAATAATATCTTGTATATATCGGAAGATTATATATAGGATCAATTGATTCGATATCAATAAATTGATTATTTTCAGTCATATTTAGTATTAATTTTATTGAAATTATTATTGATTTTGCTGATTTCTTAAATAATTCTTCATAAATAATTTCTTCAATTGATATATCTTTAAAATTACACTTTCCAGCTGGAAAACTAATATTACCAAAATTTTTAAATAATAATAAATCATTATTACAAAAAATAACTATATTAACTTTATCGTAATATTTTTTATTTATGAAAAATGCTCCTCCAATTTTACTATTTAAATTTTTTTCTTTAAGGCTTAAATATTTGGTTTTATATTTTAAATATTTTTTATAGTATCCTCCTAATTTCCCATCATGTGGTCTAACTTTAAGAGTATCCTTTAATCTCTGAGTAACTGTAGAATATTTATATTTTTCAAAAGTATCACAATTTATTAATAATTCATCATAATCAGAAATTACTTTATCTTTAAAATTATTATTATCATAATAAGGAATCAAAAATTTTAATAATAAGTCACTTATTGTTTTAATTGCTATCTTTGATTCATTCTGACAATAAAATTCTTTATATTTAGGATTTATTTCAATTAATATATCATTTTTATTATAATCTACAAACGAAGCTAAATTAGATGGTTTATCATTAAATCCAAACCATTTTGGTTCTGTATATTGATTAAATATTTCTTTAAATTTACTTTTTAAATCATATTCGCCTATATTAGGAAAAGGATTATTATAATCAAAATTGGAATACATTACTTTTATTATAAAATGTAAATCATTTGCTTCATTAATTTCTCTAAAAGTAGATCCATATTTATCTATTTTTGTATGCGATAAAGAATTTAATGAAAAACTATTCGTAAAGCATTTATCTTTTGGATAAATTTGCTTGTTATCATCTTTTGATTCTAATATATAAGGTCTTCTTTTATCTATCAATTCAGGACAGATTCCTTTATAATCTAATAATAATTCCTTAGCTTCATGTGTATTACAACTTGTCTTACAAGCAGTATTAATAAAGTTATTTGAATCATATCCTGAAAATTTAATTACATTTTTCGCATAATCTATTATGATTGGAACATATTTAGTTATTAAATTATATTTTTTTCCATCTATTATATAAGTTATTTTAATTTTATTATTAAGATTAATTATTCTTACATTTCCTAAATTTAAATCATTATGACAATAATTATCTTTTAATCCATGAAGAGTAGCATAAATTTGAAATAATATAACAAATACATTATAATTTATTTTTTCAGGATTATTAAATTCTGGAATATTAATTAATTCTTTGAAATTAATTGATTCAATATATTGAGATAATATACAATTTTTATGTTGATTAATACATCCATTTCTGACATTATCCATATTAAATAATGTATCATTTGATTCATTTATTAGTTCAATATTATTTTTTAAATCTGGATTTTCATTATATGGAGTCTTAAGTATTATATAATTAGCTGTATAAGCAAAATTAGGATAATAGTTTTTAATTTTATTTAAAGCATCACCTATAAAAAATTCATAAAATAAATTTTCTTTTTTTTGCTGTTTATTATTTGGTCTTTTTAATATCATTTTAAAATCTGTTTCGTCTTTGGTAAAATTAATTATATTTATAATTGAAAATATACTGCTTACTTCTGTAATTGGCTTCTGTATTAAATCAAAATTTGTAAAATATTCATATTTCTTTAATATCTTTTTTCTATATTCTTCATTATTATAAAGAAAAATAAAGTTATTATTTTCTGTCATATAATGTATTTTTATTTTATTTTACAAAATAAAATTTCCCTCCTCCTCCCCTCCTTAGACCACCCCACCTCATCTCATATTTTTCAATTAAGAAAATTTTTAATTGAAAAATAAATGAATCTTTAGGTGGTTTCTTCTGCTACAGCTGCCTCTGCTACAGCTGCCTCTGCTACAGCTGCCTCTGCTACAGCTGCCTCTGCTACAGCTGCCTCTGCTACAGCTGCCTCTGCTACAGCTGCCTCTGCGACCTCTGCTACTGCTGTTGCGCCTCCCCCACCTGCTACATCAGTGCTCGCACTCTCATTTCTTTTCCAAATTGAGCAGCTGTCGTCAATTTGGTACCAACTGGGAATTCCAATATCGTCAATCCTTTCCCAATTAGAGTGAAGCTCTTCGAAAAAAAAATCATCCGCAGTACAGCCACCAGGTGGCTCGCCAATCCAAACCAAAATATTTCCCTTGAATGCCTTCAGGGAATTAGTTGCCATAGGCGGTTCCTGATAGGGAGAATCGGGGTGTGAAAATGGCGCCCAAATCAGAATCAATACCTCTGGGTTATACTTCTCAATCGCTGACACGGCATCAATGACCTCAACTGAGCAGTATCTGTGCTGTCTGTGCTGCACCCACCCCTGTCTGTAGTTTCCATCTGACTGATCAGTTGCTACAACCGGAATCTCGTGAAGCTCCTTCAGAAGGTGTGCCCAAAGGCCAGTTCCGGCACCAACTTCCAGAATGCGCGAATATTCCTTCAAGCGAAGAGCAAGTGCGGCAAGTGTTTTTGAGTATGGAATCGCCCAAGAAAAATGACGAACAAACGGATCCCGAATTCGTTCCGTAAAATAAACCTTCTCCATCCAGTCAAGAGTCCTTAGCCTAACAATATACTCCTTAAAAATCTTGTCAATTGCTGCTGAAAGAGCGACGGGATCTTCCGGCCCTACCTTAACATCACCAACTTCCCCAAGAGCTGTCTCAACTTTGGGTGTAATTCCCCTCATTTTTATGTATCCATCTTCGGACATTCCACACGCAGCCATTGTTGTTTTTGCGTGAGGCGTTAATAATCTATTTTAAATTGAAATTAGTATATTAATATTTTTCAATAAAAATTAGGTTTAAAACTTTGTTTTAAACTCAATTTTTTCATTTAAAGATTTCTTAATATAATATATTAGTTATTTTAAAATGTCTAATGATGATATGTGTGATTATTTTTTAAATCACCACAAATATAATAAATTATATGGTTCTAATTCTATTTTATTAATGCAAGTTGGGCATTTTCATGAAGCGTATCAGACCGATAGTGAGGGGCCAGATTTAGACAAAATTTCTGATATAACCGGAATTATCAGAACAAAGAAGAATAAGAGTGTGGCTGAAGCAACACGTAAATCTCCTTATATGTTAGGTTTCCCAAGTTTCGTATTAAAAAAGTATATTAAGTTATTAATAGATGAGGATTATAATGTAATTGTTTTTGATCAATTTGATTTACCCGACACAAATAAGAAGACAAGAAAATTAGCAGCAATTTATTCCAAGGGGACATATATTGATGACCTAAAGAGTGATGCCAATTATATGATGTCAATTTATATTGAAGAAAATGAAGATTATAAATATAAACATCAAATTATGTGTGCTGGAATTACTTTAGTTGATTTATCAACTGGCAAAGTTTATATAAACGAATTTTTTAGCACAAAGAATGACGATAAATATTCTCTTGATGATACAGTTAAATTAATTAATTCATATGATCCAAGTGAGATCTTATTATATACAAATAATTTGAAGAGTATAACAGAGAAAGAATTAATTCAATATTTAGAATTAACTAATCGCAACTGTCATCAGAAACCTTATAATAAAGAATATAATAAAGGATCTGTTCAAAAAGATATTCTTAAAAAAATCTATAAAGATGATTTTGATGATATGTTTGAAGAATTAGAATTAAACAAATACACATTTGTGAGATACTCTTTAGTATCACTTGTTAAATTTATAGAGGATCATAATGAATTTATGATCAGTAAATTAAAAGAACCTGAATTTATAGCTAAAGAAAAATATTTATATCTTGGAAATAATGCCTTACAACAATTAAATATTATTGATTCCAATGGAGATTATAATGGAAAAAATAGTTCTTTATATGATATTATTAATATGTGTTCAACACCATTAGGTAAGAGATTTTTAAAAGAGGCATTAATTAATCCCTTATTAGATTCAATTAAAATCAATGGACGTTATGAAATGATTAATGAAATGACAACTAAAGGATATGAAGAAATAGAAAAATATTTAAATAATATATATGATATTGAAAGATTTCAAAGAAAGATTGCTTTAAAGACGATTGATCCGATGGATTTATTTAAGTGGATTAATTCAATGAATAATGTTATAGCATTAAGAGAATATGTTGATGAAAAACAATATTTATTAAAAGTTTCTTATGACCAAAATGAATTAAATACTACAATTAAAAGTATTAATAATAAACTTCGCACTGATATTCTACAATCATATACTATTAATGAGATGGATACAAATATTTTCAAGAAAGGAGAAGTTCCTGAATTAGATTCTTTGCAAAACAAGATTGAACTATGTCATAATTTAATAGAGATTATAAAGAATAAGATAAATGATATTATGTATGATAAAATAAAGGTAGAAGATGTGGTTAAAGTTGAAAGTAATGAAAGAGATGGATTTTATTTAATATTAACTAAGAAGAGAGCTGATGTATTAAAGAAAGAATTATTAAATATTAAAGAGCTTATAATTGATTCAAATCAAATGAATGAAAAGATTAAGACAAGCACATTTGAATTCAGAGATAATCCTAAAGCATCCAATACAAAGATCTTTATTCCTGATGTAATAAAGAAATCAGATGAATTAATTATACATCTTCAAACGATGAAGAAGAAATGTCGTTTATATTATCAAGATTATTTAGAAGAATTTTATAACTCTTATAGATATATAATGAATGATGTATCATATTATATATCAATGGTTGATTTTATAAAGAGTGGAGCTAAATGTGCTAAAAAATATTATTACAATCGTCCGGTTATTAATGACACTCCTGATAAATCATTTATTAAAACTACTAAAATCAGACATCCAATTGTGGAGAGAATATCAACTTATGAATATAAAACAATGGATATAACAGTAGGAATTAATGATGTAGATGGAATATTATTATATGGATTAAACAGCGCTGGTAAAAGCACCTTACAAAAGTCTGTAGGAATAAATTTAATCTTAGCACAGATTGGATATTATACTAGTGCTGAAAGTTTTGAATATAAACCATATACCTCACTCTTAACACGGATATCTGGAAATGATAATTTATTTAAAGGATTATCATCATTTGCTTTAGAGATAGTTGAGTTATCAGGTATATTAAAAAGAAGTGGAAAGAATACACTTATTATAGCTGATGAAGTATGTAAAGGAACCGAATCATCAAGTGCTTTAATTATTGTAGCGACAATGATAGAGATGTTATCAAAATCTGGAACAAGTTTTATTACAGCATCACACTTACATAAGTTATTGAAGGTTGATAGAATAAAAGATCTTGCTAACGTAAAAGCCTATCATATTCATATTACTTATGATGAAAAAACTAATACAATAACATATGACAGAGAACTAAGAGAAGGACAAGGTGATACATATTATGGATTGAATGTAGCAAAATGTTTAATAAACGATGAAAATTTTATAACCCTGGCAAATGAAATCAAGAAAGATATAGATCATAAGAAGACTAAGAGTAGATATAATAAATCACTTACAATGGATAAATGCGCAATATGCGAACACATTCCGGAACAAAATGAAATATCATTAGAGACACATCATATAATTCCACAAAAAGATTATAAAAATAATACAATTCCAGCAGATAAAAAACATATTAGTATGAATCATAAATCAAATTTGGTGCCATTGTGTGATTCCTGTCATGACAAATTACACAATGGACAACTAACAATAACTGGGTATAAAGAAACGAGTAGAGGAAATATGCTAGAATATAGTTCCTGAAAAGAACGTAAAAGCTGAACAATTATTCAAAATAAAAATAAAATATTTATTTTTATTTTGGTTGTCAATCTAATCTTCTTGGTAATCAGTCAGTTCCTGCTGCTGCACGCTCTGCCTGCTTACGATGCATGTGTGCGTAGTGCTGCTCCTCTAGCCAGTAGCCTTGGCTAACATTGTAACTTAGGCCCGCATCACGAAATCTGTAAATAGGGTCTGTGGGGCGATTCTTTTTGTATTCTTTCATGTAGCAACCGACGCAAATGCCGCTCCACGCCCTTTCCGTCTTGCATTTGCAGCAGATGGGAACCTCGTTAGCGATGCTTTCCCGGTGCGACTCGCGTTCGCCACCGAGCTCTGCCGCGCCGCCCGCGAGCTCCACTGCGCCGCCGAGCTCCACTGCGCCGCCCCCGATCTCCGCAACGATCTCCGCCGGAGCAGTCTTCTTGGTTGAAGTAGTGTTCTCCATTTGAGACTGATTTAATATCTTTAAAGAGATCTTATATAATATATATTTTCAATTTTTTATAAAATAAAAATTCTATTATTATATAATTTATTATAAAATAAACTTTTATTTTGTCTTCTTGGGCATCGCCCCTTTAGAAGCAGCAGTAGCCAACATGTCAGCCATATTATTTCCATACCATATTTTATATTCTTCTGAATCTTTTTTAGCTGGTTCATCTTGATGAGCACGACAATGTTTATAAATTACTTTCATTTCGCGAGTCATTTTATATAATTCTTGAATTAATTCTAAATTTTCGATTTCAGATTTATCTTCTTTCTTCCATCCTTGCTTTTCCCATTTCTTACAATATGACACTATACAATTAATTACATACATACTATCAGTGTAAATATATACAAAACCTTTGTAATTATCATTT